AACACGAGCAAACAGACAAAAAAAGGGCCAGCCAATTGGCCAGCCCTTCTTAACAGGATGTCGCTTAAGCGAAATCTTAGTTAAGACGCTCCTATTAACACCTCACAACAAACAAATACTTACCATAAAAAACAACTAGTTAAAGTAATTTTTAATGCAGTGAATTGCAGTGTTATGCAACCTCTGCCGCCATATTGTCGCCAACATACAGCGATAACGGATTAAGGGTTACAGCTTGTTCAAGGTGGTCAGGAGCAAAGTGTGCATACTTCATTGTTTCTCGAATATTGGCATGCCCGAGAATTTTCTGCAGTACCAGTATATTCCCGCCGTTCATCATAAAATGCGCACCAAAAGTATGACGCAAAACGTGCGTCTTCTGCCCTTCCGTCAATTCAATATTCGTTAGTTTGAGCATCTTTTTAAACTCCTGATAGCAGGGTTTAAACATTCTGCCCTGACGTTCGGACAACTCGTCGTACAGCCATTTAGGAATAGGAACTGTGCGATTCTTCTTACCTTTGGTTTTGGTGAACGTCAGTTTATATGGAGAAAGTTGAGGGCGGGTCAATCTCTCCGCCTCCCCCCATCGAGCGCCGGTTGCAAGGCACACCTTAACAATCATGGTGAGGTCTTCTTTGCCGTATTGCTCGCAGGCTCGAAACAGCTCCGGGAGCTGAGACAAAGTTAGCCAGGACATTTCTTTCTCAGCTTCTTTGAATACTCGAATCCCATCAAGTGGATTGGGTAGGCTCCACTCCCCTAACCGGCGGAGCTCATTAAACACTGCTTCTAGGTATTGCTGTTCGCGATTGACGGTTATAGGTTTGGCGATCCATTTCGAGGGGTCTTTATGATAACCGTTGTCTATTTCACCACGTAATCGACGGTCACGATAATGAGCCCAGTCTTTCGCGGTAAGGCGAGATGCAATCGGGTCACCAAGCCCATTACACACGATTTGAAGCTTTGCCAACCGCGACTTACTGGCGACTAACGCTTGACCGTGCAAATTGTGCCAAAGCTGAATAATCTCGCTTAAGCGTCGGCGGTCTTCTTTCTTACCGAGCCACGGCTTATCTTCACTCTCGCTTTTGGTAAATGCTTCGAATGCCTCGGCCTCACCTTTGGTATTGAATTGCCGACGTATACGCCGCCCTTCTCGACCATTTGGATAGAGCTCGCATAACCATTTGCCATTTTTTTGCTTACTAACTGTCATAGCTACACCGAGGCCGAATTTTTTTATTCACAAAGCGCTATGGCTTCACTGAAAACAGGAGCTATATCAGCTCGTTCTAATGGATCGTTAGGGTCTTTTTTTAGCACTTCTTTTAAATCTCGCCCTTCCATTTTTCCAGACTTGACGGCGTTCTTAGCCATGCCGCTTAAGGGATAGCGTTCATCCGTATCAATGTCATAAACAAAAACGTAGTGACTATTTACACAGGATACTTTTGCATGCTCAAAGGTCAGCGGCCATTTATCACCAAAAGATTTACTATCAATCTCTTTAAACTTCTCTGCGGCTAAGGCTGATGAAGAAAGTGCGAAACAGACCATCATTAATAAATACTTTTTCATTACAGCTCCTTATACGTGTTTTTCCAATGTAAGAACTACAGACCCGACAGGCTTGATATCTGAAATATTGCATTCAAACTCAGCAGTTTTATTAGACAACCTGACTTTTCCTCCAGGAAGACGAATCACATCAAAAACATCAAGAGCGCCGTCGATATCAATTAACCAACGCCCATTGCTTATGTTCGAAGCCGAACAGTCGACAAGCCAAGAGGAGCCCACACCTTCGACAAAAATCAATTCATCTGAATCAGAGGGTATCATCGAGGGGTCTGTGTGCCATGCGCCAGCATCCTTAAGCTCACCAGATTCAAGGCGGGATTTTTTAATTGAAAAACCTGATGTGACAGCTTCCCTGTTTGTTCGCATTTGCCCTTTACCGGTTGCTAACCATTCCAGTGAAACACCGGTATCAAGAGCACAAGTAACTACCACATCACCGGGGAAGAAATCTCGTCTTACCCAAGTGCTGATAGTGCCTGAGGAGATATCCAACAAATCTCCAAGCTCCTTTTGCATTGTAAAACCATACGCATCAAGGATGCGTCTTAAAACAGGTTTACCACCACTCGCCAAAATCTCGTCATAAAGTGACTTTCCTTTCAATGGCGATGAATCTTGCAAATTCAAATTGGAAATTTGACCAGTCAGCAGCCAGTTTAAATCGGCACCAGTATCTAATGAGCACTGAATGATGGCTTTGCCTGGAAAACTGTTTCGCTGAACCCAAGTGCTGACACTGTTTGACGGGACGCCAAGAACTTCCGCCAAAGCCTTTTGCGTGCTGACACCATACGCCGAACTAATCCGCTCAATCACATCTTGCGTATTCAAATCTTCATCATTCATTTATCAATCACTCAAAATCGATTTACATAAACTCATTTTCGATTTAAAGTGGCATTCATCGACCAAGATGCACACCACTGCACTACATTTCAAACAACAGGAGATAATGCGATATGTCAGATGCAAAATCAATCTCGACGAATGATTCGCAAAACTCACAAAATCAAACTGTGCTGTTAGATCCAACACAGTTTGATGCCATCGTTACCGCCATGCTGCCAGCTCTCCAGACAATGATTCGCTCCGCTATGTCAGACACGATGACTGTGAAAGACTTCGCCGCTACTCGCGGTGTTAGCGAGCGTCTGGTCTGGCAATGGCTCGATGAGGGAGTCCTTCTCAAAGCTCCGACCAAAGACTTTTCCAACAAAGAGGAAGCTGCTAAACGAAGCCGAACCCTCGTAAACGTAAAAGCATGGCGCGATAAGCTGACTCAACAAGCGATTGATTGTCGCTACATCGACCAGCGCACCGCTCTTAACTGAATTTGATTATGCAAGTTAGAGGGAATTTAACCATGTTTGATTTTCAGGTTTCCAAACATCCCCACTATGACGAAGCATGCCGCATTTTCGCACAGCGTCACAACATGGCGAAGCTGGCCGAGCGTGCAGGTATGAACGTTCAAACGTTACGTAACAAGCTCAACCCGGAACAGCCTCACCAGTTCACGCCACCTGAATTGTGGCTGCTGACTGACCTGACCGAAGACTCAACCCTCATTGATGGTTTTTTAGCGCAGATTCACTGCCTACCATGCGTGCCGGTTAATGAGTTGGCTAAAGACAAATTGCAGTCTTATGTCATGCGCGCAATGCGTGAACTCGGCGAACTGGCGAGCGGCGCGGTATCTGATGAGCGTCTGACCACTGCCCGTAAGCACAACATGATTGAAAGCGTTAACTCTGGTATTCGCATGTTGTCATTGTCGGCTCTGGCACTGCATGCACGTCTGCAGACTAATCCTGCAATGTCGAGCGTGGTCGATACCATGAGCGGTATTGGCGCATCGTTTGGTCTGATTTGAGGTGCGTATGCTGAAAAGTGAACCGTCATTCGCGTCTCTGCTCGTTAAGCAAAGTCCCGGCATGCACTACGGCCACGGCTGGATCGCAGGTAAGGACGGCAAGCGCTGGCACCCGAGCCACTCGCAGGCTGATTTACTGGCTGGCCTCTCTACTCAAAAGCGGGGGGGATCATGGCTATCGAAGCTGTTTCCGCGACTGTTCCGCTAAAAGCGGGTGAACGTCTGGCCGGTCTCAATCATGTTGCCGAATTGCGCGCGAGATATTGGGGCGATAGCTGGAAAGAGGTTGAACGTTTTGTCGATGATATGCGCGATAAACGTGACCCACAATTTGAAGAAAATAATCGGGCGCTGGCCGCTATTTTCTTTCTGGCAAAAATACCGGCGGCTCGTCATGAACTCGAATTAAGTGAGCTGACTACTGACGAGAAAAAGGCGCTTATTACAGCGATGAATCATTTTCGTGCAGTAGTGAGCTTATTTCCCAAACGGCTAACCATGCCGAATTAATCCAAACAGAAATTTAATGGCGTAAACCCGCCGGGCATCTTATTGCCCGAAATCAGGAGAGTTAATTATGCGTAATACCGAAATCCGTAGTTTTAACACTGATAGCGATGCGCTGGCCGTATTGCTGACCGATGCAAAAAAAGAAGAGCGTAAAGACCGCGCGCTCGCTGTTTCCATCCGCCTTGAGGCGCTGGCTATCCATATTACCAGAGAGGGAATGAGCGGCACCGAAGCTGCCGAACTGCTGCGCCGTGAAGCAACCCGCTTTGAGAATGAATCACAGGAGCTGCACTAATGGCCGACGCAATGGATTTAGCACAACTGCGCGAGCAGGAAGACCGCGAACGCCACATCAGCAACGCACGCACCCGTATCGCTGCACCTTCCCGTTTTCTTTGCGAGGAATGTGACGCACCAATCCCGGAAGCTCGCCGCATTGCGATTCCGGGCGTGGCTTTTTGCGTAACCTGCCAGCAAATCGCAGAGCTAAAAAACAAACACTATCGGGGGGTATAAATTGGCTGTTCAATTCGCTTATCCGTGGAACGTCCCACGGTCGGCAATCTCCAGCCCATACCTTACTTATGAGCAACAACATCGCCGCGACCGTATGTTCGCGGCTTTGCTGCATGCGAAAAAGGTGCTTTCTCTCCAGCCCGACTGCGTGCGGTTAGATGTTTATCGCACTGCTGCGGTGCTGGAGCAAAATCAGGGTAGTCAACGAGCCAATGCATTTTTAATCAGCTTCTGCAAAAAGGCATTGCCGCGTCTTGAACTGGTCGCAAAAAAATACGAATGCGCTGGTATCAACAGCAAGGTATCAACCGCTGTTTTTGGAAGTCATTTTGATACTCAGCAAATGCAATATCTGTCGTCACGCATGGTTAATATGGTCGCCCGATATAACCGTCTCCCGGACATGTCGCGCGCTGATGTTGACCTGTTGGCCGCTGATATTGCTAATTTCATTCGTGGTGAACTTGCCAACATTAATGACCACGGATTCGGCGAGCTTAAAACGCTGTACACCTGGTATATTCGTGCTGGCTTTATTTCCCTCCAATTCAACGTTATCCCACCACATTGGGAGCGGGTTGAAAAAAAATATGTCGGTGCGGATGAAATCGCACCGGCTATCGCCAAAATGTTTAACGATGGGTGGTGGCGCGGTCGTTTGCGCCGTGTTGCAGCTACGTGGCGCGAACACCTGCAAATTGCAGTCGGCAACGTCAGTAAGAAAAAAAACACTTACGCGAGTAAAAACTGCGTGACTGACTGGCGTGAACAAAAGCGCCGCACTCGTGAATTTCTCAAAGGTCTGGATCTCGAAGACGAAGACGGCAACCGTATCAGCCTAATTGAAAAATATGATGGCTCAGTTGCTAACCCTGCGATTCGCCGCTGTGAGCTCATGACCCGCATTCGTGGGTTTGAAAACATCTGTAATGAGCTCGGTTATGTCGGTGAGTTTTACACTCTAACCGCGCCGTCAAAATATCACGCCACGACTAAAGCCGGTTACCGTAACAGCAAATGGAGCGGTGCCAGCCCGGCTGACACGCAAAACTATCTAACCGGTATCTGGGCGCGTATCCGTGCCAAACTACATCGGGAAGATGTCCGTATTTTCGGTATTCGTGTCGCCGAGTCCCATCACGACGGCACTCCACACTGGCACATGCTGATGTTCATGCTGCCGGAAGATGTTGAATATGTTCGCTCCATCGTCCGTAAATACGCATGGAAAGAAGACCGCCACGAACTGAAAAGCGATAAATCCAAAAAAGCACGTTTCCACGCCGAGTCCATTGACCCGGAGAAAGGCAGCGCAACCGGCTATGTTGCTAAATACATTTCAAAAAATATCGACGGTTATGCTCTCGATGATGAAACCGATGATGAAAGCGGTGAGCTGCTGAAAGAGACAGCCCCCGCCGTTTCAGCATGGGCTGCGCGCTGGCACATCCGTCAGTTTCAGTTTATTGGTGGTGCGCCGGTGACGGTTTACCGTGAGTTGCGTCGCCTCGCTGATACCGAAACCGCGCACGGTCTGAGCGTTGAGTTTGCCGCCGTCCATGATGCCGCCGACGCTGGTGACTGGGCTGGTTATGTTAATGCTCAGGGTGGGCCGTTTGTCCGTCGCGATGATTTACAGGTGCGCACACTGTATGAACCGCGTACCGAGCTTAATCAGTACGGTGAGGAAACGGTATGTATTAAGGGGGTCTACGATTCCTCCATAGGTGCAGGAAGCCCGATTTTAACCCGGCTCACTCAGTGGAAGATTGTTCCGAAGCGTGCTGTTGATTTGGCCGTTGACCTTCAGGACGGCAAAGCCGTCCCTCGGAGTTCTGTCAATAACTGTACGGGAAGCGAAAGCGATCCACCGATACTGGATTTAACAAAACCACTGAGTCGGCGTGAAAGACGAGAATTGACCAACCGACTCAGGAAGCAAAAGCCAGCAGCACGGCGAAAATTCATCCACGGAACGGATGAGCAAAACGCAGCTATAGCTAAAACTATCGATGAGATACATCTGACAACCGGCATTAATATCAGCCGGGGCGAAGCCCTGCACCTGATGGCCGGTGGTAAAAGTTGTTTTGATGGTAAATGGCTACGCGGAACGGCCAAAGGAGAAATATTTTCCGCAGCACCATCGCATGAGGCTAAAGCTCGGAAAATCCTTAATCGTGTTGCGGCGATGGCTGAAGCATCAAAACCAATACATGAGTAATTCATATCCATATCATGCACATACAGCAATCGCTCTATTCGTTTTTTTTCTTCCCATCTTTTGCCAATACGTGCTACTGTATAAATATACAGTAACCCTATGGGAGGGATTTCATGGTTGGCGAACATTTCAGCCGAACGCAGCAAAAGTGGGCTTGTGTGCAATTTATTGCCGAGGTATCTCTGATTGCAAACTGCAAGCCATCAGACTTAAAGCTCGCGCTCACTCTCATTGCAGACCTAGCAAACAGCGAGAATAACGAAACCGAAGATGATAATTTTTATAAGGCTGATTAGATTATGAGAATCAATATCACGTTGGATAAAGAACAAAAATTAGGGCAACAGATCATTGATGCTTTTCAGAATGAAATAACACATCGAGTACAATGCGTTTTTCCTACAATAAAAGTTAACGTCAAGAAAGGGTCAATGACTGGTGTAGAGGTTATCGGATTCGATAAAGAGGCAGACAAAGAAACATTAGGCGGCATATTACAAGAGATTTGGGAAGACGATAGCTGGCGTTAAACATGATAACCGTGTTGGCGCAAAAACTAGCTTTTTGCGTCGACGGGGTTGAGTAACGAGCCCACGAGGCTTTAGTCCTGCCTTTCAAAACTTCTCAATGTGCTATTGATGACACGCCCGTGATGAATGAAGCATGATCTGAGAGGGTTTTATAGTGGCGTTTTGACGGCACTGATTAAAATTCATCGAGGGTGATAGTATGCATCGACTACCAAGTGAAATACCGCAGCACCAGACAAGAAATATTAAGTTAATGGCTATCGTTCATCGCCTGCAGCGGATAATGGTCAATGAGAATTTGTCACCCGCCGAGCTGGTCGGGTGCGCCGAAATAGTCAGGGATAATTACGGCAGGCTGTACGATATTAGTAATCCGAAAATTGAGGCGTTTACACCGGCGAGAGGTCCGATTATTCCGCCGCCCCGCCGACGATAGCAAACGCCGCCGGTGCTGAAACTTGCTTTCAGTGCTGGCGGGGTTGAACAACGAGCCCCGCGAGGCGTTAGCTGGTTACCAGATTGACACCAAACCGGCACCGTGAATGCCGGTTTTTTATGCCATTTTTCCGCGATTACCCCGTTTTTTAGTCGTGCATGCAACAGGTGCATGGTTTTGCATGCGCCGGGATTGCCCGTTCTGGCCGTGCGCCGCCAGAGCTGAAGCGGATCCAGAGTAGTCATGCAACTGCATTAAAACCGCCCCATAAAGCGGGCAGGCGTGGCGGGGAAAGCATTGCGCGCCAGCGGTTACACTTCAGTAGTGAATCTTGTGACAAGCTCCGAATAATAGGTATTGCACTTACTCTGAATTTTTCTTTTAATAAGTTAACTTTTTGCAATAGGATGCGGAAATGACGACTACTAGCAGCATATTCAGTAAATTTAAAGCAAAAAAAAATAAAATTAAAAATGTTGATTTATATTTTACACCCTCTAAACCTATTGAGGCACCTACCCATTTGAAAGGACGTAATAACGAGGTGGAACATATCCTCGATACCTTAACTACTGATGGCAAGCATTGTATGATTTATGGAGAGAGAGGGATTGGGAAAAGCTCGCTCGCCTTATCTACTTTAGAGGGAGGGAAAAATGAAGGTGTGTTACCTAGTAATATTTTTGTAGTGCGATGTGATAAAAAAACAAAATTCAAAGATATTATTGCAAGGCCAGCTATATTTATTGATAGTGAATATGCCGCAAATAAAAGAGAGACTACTAAAAAAGCAGGTGTTGGCCTTAATGTTTTGAAATTATTTAGAGCGGACGTTTCTGCCGAAGAGAAAATCACGATAGAAAAAGAAGATCTTACTCCAAGTAAAGCCTGTTTTGCGCTTGAAGAATTGAATGCAATACTTTTAATAGATGAATTTGATGTTGTCAGTGATGACGTTAAGCATGATGTCGCTGAGTTTGTTAAACAACTTAGCGATTCCAATAGTCCTTTGAAGATTTTATTAGTTGGCATTTCCAGTGACGGTGCTTCGTTGATAGCAGGTCATCCTTCTGTGAACAGATGCCTCCATGAAATTCAACTCTCTCGAATTGAAGATAAATATTTACATGAAATAATTGAGACTGGCGAGCGTGGCTTGGGTATAACATTTAGTAGTGACGTTAAAAACTCTATAGTTGAAATTAGCAATGGTTTTCCATATTTCACGCATCTTATAGGAAAGGAATCTGCAGATATAGTATTATCATCTGGTAAAAGCGAAGTAAATTCCGACATTCTTCCTGAAGCTTTGAGGCGAGCAGTAGTAAACACCGAGGGACAACTTAAAAGAGACTATGAGAACGCAGTTACTTCATCCAGGACTGATGTTTATCCATCAATACTTTATGCAGCAGCCAAATTCAAAGATAATAAATTTACCATTCAAGAATGGATTACCCAAATTCGAGAAGATACGGGAATTTCATTAAGTAACTATCACATGAGTAACTATATTGGGCGTTTTACTAGGGCTGATAAAGGAGCGATCCTTACAAAGGCAGCTAGAGGGGTATATAAAATTTCAGATCCTCGTATGCCTAGTTATATCAGAATGATAAATAGTAAAGACGAAGTTTAAGTTTTTTATGTAATAGCCGCCATAATGGCGGCTTGAGGGGAGTTATTCCGGGTTTTCGAGGGTGTACTCTTTAAACTTGATGACCTCCATGCCGAGCCAGTCGTTTACCTCCCTGAACCTGTCCTGCAGGGGTGACAGCTCGTTACGAACGAATACCTTTGCCACCTTCTCAACGTCACCGAGTGAACCGATATTCTCGGGCTTGCCGCCCATAAGCTGGAACGGCACGCGGTGCGCGTCCATCAGGTCGGCAGCGCTGGCTTTCTTAATGTTGAAAAAGTCATCCTTTGTGGCGACCTCGCTCAGTGGCACGATTTTGATGCCGTCCGGTTTTCCGCCGGGTGCGTAGAAAAACAGGTTCTTAAAGTTGCCGAGCCCTTTCGAGTTGCGCATCGCCTCGCGCAGCGATTCGACGTCGGTCGCGCTCTGCGCCGGGTCGGTCACATACATGATGTAACCAGCATGCGCTCCGTTCTGGTAATACTTGCGGCGGAACAGCGTCGCAGCTTCATTCAGCCAGGCGGAATTAAGCGCGCTGAGATATTCAGGCAGGCCGTAAATTTCCTGATTAATGTCGGGCTCAAGCAGGTGAAACACGGTATCAGGCGCGAACTCATGCGGCCGCGTGAAGTTTTCCACAAACCAGAAAATCGAGTCGTCGACCCCGCGCCGGGTGTATTTGGCCGGTGAGGCCAGTAGCTTGATTAACTGGCCGGTGACGCTGTTGCGCTGCTCAAGAAAGGCATTGCCGAAAACCAGATAGTCGAGTGCAAAACGGCTGAAATCCTGACGGGATAGCAACGGGTGCGGAATGTAGGTGCTTGCGAGTACGTTGCGCTTAACATAAATCGGTGAGCTGTGATGCACGGCAGAGCGCAGGCTCTTTGCCAGCCCGGAGAAGCTTACTGGCGGCTCGTACCATTTGCCGTTACTGATGCACTCGACGTAATCCAGAATATCGCGCTTATCGAGTACCGGCACCGGCTCGCCGAAGGTGAACGCTGTCGTTTTTGGCGGTGCGCTGGCGGTAAGTTGTTGTGGCTTGCTGGCCTTCTGCGCAGCGGCTTTACGGGATTTTTGCTTACCCATTTTAGTTGAACTCCAGAATAGATTTAGGCTGCATGCCGCTACCGGCGGAAAGCGGTTCGTTTAACAGGGCGTGCATAGTCGCCCATGCGATATCGGCGTGACTGGCTTCCTCGGTGCGGCTGGCCTCGTACGTGGCGCTGCGCCCGCTGCTGGTCATAGTTTTGCGGATGGACATAAACGACTGCGTGACGTCGGTCGCACCGGCGTCATACTCCAGACAGCCACGGCGAATGGTGTCTTTTGCCTTGAGCACCATCGCGGTTTTCATCTCAGGCGTGTAACGGATGCCGCGCGCCGCCGGGTAGAATGAGCGCACCAACTGGAACACGCCGAGACCGAGGCCGGTTGCGTCAATGCCGATGTATTCGACGTTGTATTTCTCGGTCAGTTTGCGGATGCCCTCTGCCTGCGCAGCAAAGTCCATGCCTTTCCACTGGTGACGCTCCAGCATGCGGAACTTGCCACCCGAGACCACCGGCGGTGCGAGTACGACGCACCCGGCACTGTCGCCGGTGTGTGACGGGTCGTAGCCAACCCAGACAGGACGCGAGCCGAACGGATGGTCGGCGAACGGGGCAAAGTCCTCCCATTCTTCCATCACGTCGACCATGCAGCGCTGCAGCTCCTCGAACGGGAATACCGACGCTTTATCGTCGACAAACTCGCACATAAACAGGTTTTTAAAATCCTCATCACTGTTTTCGCGTTTGAGCTGGTCGAGGTCGAACAGGGTGCAGCCACCGGCAAGGGCGTCCTCAATGGTGACAATCTGCCGCCACTGGCCATCGTCGCAGAGCTGGCCACCGACGAGCGCGTTGTGACTGATGTCGATTTCGATGCGGTCGGCAATACGGCTGCGCCCCTTGTTGAACAGCTCGCCAGACCAGAAGGGGTAAGCGCCGTGCGCCAGCGTGGAAGGTGTAGAAAAGTAGGTTGAGCGCAGGTGCTTCTGAGAGGCCATGCCCGAGGCGACTTTGCGCAGCTTCTGAAAATTCGGGATCCAGAATATTTCATCGACATACAGGTCGCCGTTATGGCTCTGCGCGGTGTTGGAATTGGTACCGAGAAAAATCAGCTTTGCGCCGTTGTTGCCGATGACAATCGGGTCGCCTGTCAGGTCGACGTCGACCAGTCGCGCAAACTGGATGATGTATTCGCGGAACACGTAAGCCTGCGTTTTACTGGCCGACAGAAAGATTTGGTTATGACCGGTCTTGAGCGCGCGCAGCAGTGCCTCGCGGGAAAAATAGAACGTCGCGCCAATCTGTCGGGATTTGAGAATGTCGCGAATACGGTGTTCCAGCCCTGCACGGTACCACTGCAACTGGTACTCGAAAGACTGGTCGAAAAATAATTCATCCAGTTTCTCGATAGCCTCATCGCTGAAAAAATTCTTTTTCGGCTTCTTACGCTCGCCCTTGTTGCGATTGGCAACATTGGGGTTAAGGTCGACCTCGTTGCCGGTCTGGCTGTAGCGGTTAACGCGCGCCAGTCGCTCAATTTGTCGCCCGAGCAGGTCAATCTCTTTGAAGTCGCCGCCTGACTTTTGCGGCTTGGCGATGAGCTGAATCAGGCGCGCCTCAAGGCTGCTTTCAACGCGGGAAATCGGTGCGATACCGTCCCAGCAGTCGCGCTGCTTCCAGCTCTGCACGGTCGGGCGCTTGACCTGCAGCATTTCGGCAATCTGTGGCACGGAAAAACCCTGCCAGTAAAGCAGCGATGCCTGCCGTCGCGGGTCATGCAACAAGGTTGTATCGGTGGAAATGGTCATTGATGCCTCGCCGTAGTGGATTCAGGGCAAGGCTACTTAATGGCCGTCAGTGATTCGCTAAGGTGCTGTTGTGTGGGCGGTTGTCCAGTCGTCATTGGTGGTCTGGCGTGTCCTGAGTCTGGAAACTGGCGTTGACCAGTAACCCCAACCTCAGGACTCCTGACAATGGCAAAAAAAGTCTCAAAATTCTTTCGCATCGGCGTCGAAGGTGACACCTGCGACGGCCGCATTATCAGCGGTAACGATATTCAGGAAATGGCCGAATCGTTTGACCCTCGTGTCTACGGTTGCCGTATTAACCTTGAGCATATTCGCGGCCTCTTTCCCGATGGCGATTTCAAACGCTTAGGCGATGTGGTCGAGCTGAAAGCCGAGAAGATTGACGACGATTCTGCGCTTAACGGCAAATGGGCGTTGTTCGCCAGAATCACCCCGACAGACGACCTGATTGCGATGAATAAAAAATTGCAGAAGGTCTACACCTCAATGGAAATTCAGCCGAATTTTGCCAATACCGGCAAATGCTACCTCGTCGGTCTTGCGGTCACCGATGACCCGGCGAGCCTCGGCACTGAATACCTCGAATTCTGCCGCAACGCGAAACACAACCCTCTGCAGCGCTTTAAGGCCAACCCTGAAAACGTCTTTTCCGCTGCCACGCTGACCGAGTTGGAATTTGAAGACGTTCCTGACACGGTACTCAACAGCCTGGCGGATAAGGTGAAAGCCATTTTCAGCCGTAAGCAGGTCAGCGACGATGCGCGCCTGAATGATGTGCATGAAGCGGTGACCACCGTCAGCGAACATGTGCAGACTAACCTGACCAAACAGGACGAGCGTCTTTCCGCTATGGAAACCGCGTTTGCCACTTTCAAACAGGAACTGACCGGCAAGATTGAAGAAACCAGCCAGGCATTTTCCACTCTGAAAACCACCCTCGACAAAACAGAAAGTTTCAGCCAGCCGCGACGCACGAAAGCCAGCGGCGGTGGTGGCGATGAGCTGCTGACTGACTGCTGATAAACCGCAGACCTAAACCGGGCGGTAACCCCGCCCGATGCTGTGACTAACCGATTAATTCAAACAGGAAATACTATGCGTCAGGAAACCCGTTTTAAGTTCAATGCCTATCTGACCCAGCTCGCCAAACTGAACGGCATCAGCGTTGATGATGTCAGCAAGAAATTCACCGTTGAGCCGTCCGTCACGCAAACGCTGATGAACACAGTGCAGGCGTCATCCGCATTTCTGCAGATGATTAACATTCTGCCGGTCGCAGAAATGAAGGGCGAGAAAATCGGCGTCGGTGTGACCGGCACCATCGCCAGCACGACCGACACATCAGGTGACAAGGAGCGCCAGACCGCAGATTTCACCGCGCTTGAGTCCAACAAGTACGAGTGCAACCAGATTAACTTTGACTTCCACCTGACCTATAAACGCCTCGACCTGTGGGCGCGTTTCCAGGACTTCCAGCGCCGTATTCGCGACGCCATTGTCCAGCGTCAGGCGCTCGATTTCATCATGGCCGGGTTCAACGGTACCACCCGTGCTGACACCTCAGACCGCAGCAAAAACCCGATGCTGCAAGATGTGGCCGTCGGCTGGCTGCAGAAGTACCGCAACGAAGCCCCGGCGCGCGTGATGAGCAAAATCACCGCTGAGGGCGGTAGCGTTATTTCTGACGTGATTCGCGTCGGTAAGAATGGCGACTATGAGAACCTCGACGCACTGGTGATGGACGGTACCAACACCCTGATTGACGAGATTTATCAGGATGACCCGAAACTCGTTGCTATCGTTGGCCGTAAGCTGCTGGCCGACAAATATTTCCCGCTGGTGAACAAGCAGCAGGAAAACACCGAGTCGCTCGCGGCGGATATCATCATCAGCCAGAAGCGCATCGGCAACCTGCCTGCCGTGCGTGTGCCGTATTTCCCGGCGAATGCGGTATTCGTGACCACGCTGGAAAACCTCTCTGTCTACTTCATGGATGAGAGCCATCGCCGCAGCATTGATGAGAACCCGAAAAAAGACCGTGTGGAAAACTACGAGTCGATGAACATCGACTATGTGGTCGAGGCGTATGCCGCCGGGTGCCTGCTGGAAAATATCACCCTGGGTGATTTCACCGCACCTGCAGTACCGGAAAGCGGAGAGTAAGCCCATGACGAGCCCCGCACAACGTCACATGATGCGGGTCTCGGCCTCTCAAGCCGCGCAGCGGGAACAAGCCCCGCTGCGCCATGCAACCGCCTATGAGCAGATGCTGGTAAAGCTGGCCGAAGACCGCCGCACGTTAAAAAACATCCGTTCAAATGAGCGTAAGGCCGAGAAAAAGCGCGAGCTGCTGCCGTTCTATGCGCCGTGGGTCGCCGGTGTGCTGGCTGATGGCCGTGGTGCGCAGGATGACATTGTCATGGCCGTCATGCTGTGGCGTCTCGATGCCGGTGAGATTGCTGGCGCGCTGGAAATTGCGACCTACGCGCTGAAATACGGCCTCACCTCTGACCATCGTCGCACCACGCCTTACATGCTGGTTGAGGAGGTGGCGCTTGCCGCGCTGCGCCTGCGCGATGCCGGTGAGCCTGTCGACCTCGTATTACTGTTGACCACCCTCAGCCTGACCGACGGCGCTGACGTTCCCGATATGGTGCGCGCTCGACTGCATAAGGTGACCGGCCTGACCCTGCGCGATGCCGGTCAGAGCGCCGAAGCGCTGACACAGTTTCAGCGCGCGATGCAGCTCGACCGCAATGCCGGTGTGCGCAAAGAGATTGAGCGACTGGAGCGCGCATTGAAGCCAAAGCCAGAGGCAGCATCCCGTAAAACGACTAAACCGCGCACGCGCAAACCTGCCAACAAACCGGCGGCAAAGCGCGGGCGTCCACCAAAGGCGGTAAAAACCGCCGGTTAACTGAACGCTCCCCGAGCCGGGCGGCACGCCGGTCAAAGCGGGTTTTGCCCCTGACGGCGACCGGCGTCCACCGCCCAACCTAATGAGGTTGTCATGACAACAGTAATACTGAATCAGCCCGACGAACCGCAGGACATACCGGGCGTGGTGATTCCCGCACCGGAAACGGGCGACGCAGTGATTAAAAACACGTTCTTTTTCCCTGATGTGGATCCGAAGCGGGTGCGCGAACTGATGCGCCTTGAGCAGACGGTTTCCGATGCGCGCCTGCGCAACGCCATCAAGACCGGCATGGCAGAAACCAATGCGGAGCTTTACGACTACCGGCTGCGCCAGATTGCCGCAGGGTTTAAGACACTGGCCGACGTGCCTGACGCCGAGGAAATCGACGGCGAGAATGTGCGAGTTTTCCACTACCTCAGCGCCGTGACGGCGATGGCGACCGCCACCCTGTATGAGCGTTATCGCGGAGTTGAGGCCACGGGCAAGAGTGACAAAAAAGCCGACAGCGTCGAAACCACCATTGATGACCTATGGCGGGATATGCGCTGGTCGGTCTCGCGTCTGCAGGACAAGCCGCGCTGCATCGTGGGTCAGCTCTGATGAAAGTCTACGCGATGCAGGGCGACACCATCGACGCGCTTTGCGCCCGGTATTACGGGCGCACTGAGGGCGTGGTCGAGACGGTGCTGCAGGCTAATCCCGGTCTGTCTGAGCTGGGCGTCATTCTGCCGCATGGCACGACGATTGACCTGCCCGACGTGGCATCGTCACCCGTAACAGAAACTATCAACCTTTGGGAGTAAACCATGACAGAAGGGGAAAAAGGCGTCCTGTCACTGTTTGTGATTGGCGTGATGATTGTTGTCGGAAAAGTGCTGGCGGGTGGTGAGCCCATTACCCCGCGCCTGTTTATCGGCCGCATGCTGCTCGGCGGTTTTGTTTCAATGGTCGCCGGTGTTGTTCTGGTGCAGTTTCCAGATATGTCACTGCCTGCCGTTTGTGGGATTGGATCTATGCTCGGCATTGCAGGTTATCAGGTGGTGGAAATCGCCATTCAGCGCCGCTTTAAGTCACAACAGGGGGATAGCGATGCCGGTAATTAATACTCACCAGAATATCGCCGCGTTTCTGGACATGCTTGCCTATTCCGAAGGGACGGCGACGCATCCGCTGACGAAAAATCGTGGTTACGACGTCATTGTCACTGGTCTTGATGGCAAGCCGGAAATTTTCACCGACTACACCTACCACCCTTTCGCACATGGCAGACCAGCGAAAGTGTTTAATCGACGCGGCGAAAAATCCACGGCATCAGGGCGTTACCAGCAGCTTTATCTCTACTGGCCGCACTATCAGAAACAACTCGCATTGCCTGATTTCAGCCCGTTGTCGCAGGACAAACTTGCGATTCAGTTAATCCGCGAGCGCGGTGCCATTGAGGATATTAAGGCGGGGCGTATTGAGCGGGCAATTTCACGGTGCCGCAATATCTGGGCGTCGTTACCGGGTGCCGGTTACGGCCAGCGTGAGCACAGCCTCGACAAACTGGTCACCGTATGGCGCACCGCTGGCGGGGTAATGGCATGAAAATCCTGATTACACTTCTGGTGCTAGCTGTACTCGGGATGTTGTGGTTGCGCCATGAGAACGGCAATTTATCCCGCTCCTTTGAGACAGCAAACCGCGTCGCGAGCGAACAAAAGACGACGATTGGCATGCTGAAAAATCAGCTCAGTGTTGCCGGTCAGCTTGCCAGACGTAATGAATCTGCGCAGGTGGCACTGCGTGAACAGCTCGCAAAGGCCAGCGAGGAAGCCAGCCGCCGTGAGCAGACGATAACGAGGTTACTTAATGAAAATGAAGCCTTTCGCCGCTGGTATAACGCTGCTCTGCCTGACGTTGTGCGTCGGCTGCACACCCGCACCGCCTGCGCCAGTGCCGGTGATTGTGGTCAACGGATGCCCGAGGGTGAGCCTTTGCCCGATGCCGGGAAGTGACCCGAAAACCAATGGCGACCTGAGCGCGGATATCCGCCGTCTTGAGGGCGCGCTGACCGCCTGCGCGCTGCAGGTCAAAACCGTCAAACACTGTCAGGATGAACTCGATGCAGAAGCACAAAAGCCTGCGCAAAGCACTGATTAACGCCGTGCCGCAGCTCCGAAACAACCCCGATATGCTGCGCCTGTTTGCCGACAACGGCCATACCGATTCTCGAGTGGCGAGCTCGCTGTCGTTTGAAAAGGTGTACGTGCTTAACGTGGTAGTGACCGACTTCACCGGCGACCTCGATTTGATATTCGTGCCAGTGCAGGCGTGGCTGCGTGAACATCAGCCGGACATTATGACCACCGATGACGGTCGGGAAAAAGGATTCACCTGGATTATTGATATCAATAACGACGATTCGCTCGATATCAGTATCAGCCTGAGACTCACCGAGCGCACGCTCGTCAAAGAGGTCGACGGCGCGCTGCATGTCAGCTATGCCCCTGAACCGCCGCTGCCAGAGCCGGTGATGCGCCCGGTCGAGCTGTACGTTAACGGCGAACTGGTGAGTAAGTGGGATGAGTGAGTTAACCGCACTGCAGGAACGTCTTGCCGGTCTGATTGCCAGCCTGTCACCGGCGGCGCGTCGGCAAATGGCGGCTGAGATTGCGAAAAAGTTGCGTACCAGTCAGCAGCAGCGCATCAAGCGCCAGCAGGCACCCGACGGCACTCCGTATTCGGCACGAAAGCGCCAGCCGGTGCGGGGCAAGAAAGGTCGGATTAAGCGTGAAATGTTCGCCAAACTGCGCACCAATCGCTTTATGAAAGCCAAAGGCAGCGACAGTGCGGCGGTGGTGGACTTTACCAGCAAGGTGCAGCGCATGGCGCGGGTGCATCAGTACGGCCTAAAAGACCGGCCAAACCGTAACACCCGGGATGTGCAGTACGAGGCGCGCCCGTTGCTCGGCGCTTCACATGAGGAGAATAACAACATATTGAATATTATTATTTCCCATCTTCACGGTTAACAGTACTATGTATGAAGTGATTGTTTAATCACTTCACTCTTCTAACATAATCCCCTATATTTACATCTAAAAGAGGCTTGATTTTTTTCTCTGGGGAGACTCTCACTTTTTTCGCAGGAGTACGGACCCCCTCATAGAGATCGCTAATTAATCTGCGATGCGCGAAAATCTCACGTTTATATATGGTTTCTTCCTTTACTGGCTCTTCTATGAATTCACGCGAAATTAATGTAGTCATTTTCTCTTGTATGTGATGTACAATAGCTTCACCTTTTACTATTTCAAGTCGGCCTAAATCTATTCCTGTGTCAGGATCTATAATATTTTCCCCAAGTGAATAAATTAAAAATACCATCCCGTCACGTATATTTCCATTCTCACCCTTATTGATAACAAATTTAGTGAAATCGTTGTTGATATGAATAATTTTTGCATCATATAGTTCAGACATTAGTCTCTCTCTCCAAACTTTTCGAGTAATTCGTAAGGTATGTTAGGCCTGACAATTAACATTGAGCTTGCACCCTTTGCATTTATTAAATCAAGCTCTTCTTCTGTACAATAACTATCAATTATTTTTAACTGCAATAAATTTTCCTGGATGTGATAGACGTGTGCTGAAAATGCGATCTTTTCAAATTCATCATTAATAAGATAGCAGCCAACTATTATATTGTTAGAGAAATTGGCGTTTTTCTTTATCAGAATAAGCCCATCACCACTTAATATTTTAATTGGCTTTTCATATGGTGCAGGAAAAGATTTTCCGTTCTCTTTTTCAAGATCATCAATACGCTTAATCAAAAGAATAAAAATAGTTATGCTTAACCATGTTAAAAATATAAACCATTTAACCGATAGCTCAGATTGAACGTTTACAAACATAGTTACTAATGCAGATAAGAAGCCCGCACCACCTATAGCAGCAGACGAAATGCTGGGTTTTAAAGCATTAAAGTTCACAATTCCCTCGCTCAATAACACATATGTCTTTGCTATCGACAGGATTACCTTGCCAAATGCTTTTTGTACCAAAGATCAGACATTTGATCCAGTTTGGAATGATTGTTTGCTTGGTGAATGATAGCGAAATGAAAACACTATCTTCAATCCAAGAGCTAGCGCGTGCGATTCGCAACCTCATCCGCTCAGGCGTAGTGACTGAGGTCGATACCGTGCAGGGGCTGTGCCGCGTACAAAGCGGCGGGATCCAGACTACATGGCTGAACTGGCTGACCACCCGAGCCGGTCGTTCGCGGACGTGGTGGGCTCCCTCGGTCGGTGAGCAGGTTCTGCTGCTGGCAATCGGTGGCGAGCTTGATACCGCTTTCGTGTTGCCTGGTATTTTCTCCGACGATAACCCCGCCCCGTCAGCCTCGGCGGATGCGTGGCATGTGGTTTTCCCTGATGGTGCGGTCATTGAGTACGAGCCCGAGACCAGTGCGCTGACGGTCAGCGGCATAAAAACGGCCGACGTGACGGCATCGGAATCCATCATCGCAACCGTACCGCTGGTACTGGTGAAAGCCTCAACCAGTATCACCCTCGACACCCCGGAGGTGATTTGCACCAACAAGCTAACGACGACGACGCTTGAGGTGCAAAAAGGCGGCACGATGAAAGGCAACATTGAGCATACCGGCGGGTCACTGTCGTCAAATGGCAAGGTACTCCATACCCATAAACACCCCGGCGACAGCGGCGGGACGACGGGGGCGCCGATATGACAGTGCGCTATCAGGGTATGAATCGAAATACCGGACTCGGTATCAGCGACACTGAGCACATCAGCCAGAGCATGCGCGACATACTGCTGACGCCGGTCGGTTCGCGGGTGATGCGTCGTGAATATGGCTCGCTGCTGTCGACGCTGATTGATATGCCGCAAAACCCGGCGCTCAGGCTGCAAATTATGGTGGCGTGCTATTCGGCTATCCAGAAGTGGGAGCCGCGCATCAGGCTTACCGCTATCAGCTTTGAGACCGGCGGCGCTGGCGAAATGTATGTCGATATTACCGGGATGCGTACCGATACTGGTGCGTCAGTTTCAACCACTGTTTCACTGAGTTAAATCACTATGGCAACCGTTGACCTGAGTCAGTTACCCGTTCCCGACGTGGTTGAGGAACTGGACTATGAAACCATCCTTGCGGAGCGCAAAGCGATACTGATTTCGCTCTATCCCGAAGACCAGCAGGAGGCCATTGCCCGGACACTGGCACTTGAGTCGGAGCCGATTGTTAAACTGCTGCAGGAAAACGCCTACCGTGAAGTTATCTGGCGTCAGCGGGTAAACGAAGCCGCGCAGGCGGTGACGCTGGCCTATTCCGCCGGTAACGACCTCGACGTCGTGGCCGGGAACAACAATACCGAACGCCTGACCATCACCCCGGCGGATGACACCACCATTCCGCCGACACCTGCCGTTATGGAATCCGATACCGACCTGCGTCTGCGCACGCAACAGGCGTTTGAGGGCCTGAGCGTGGCGGGACCGGTCGGAGCATACGAGTATCACGGTCGCAGCGCCGACGGGCGGGTCGCTGACGTTTCGGTCGCAAGCCCGTCGCCAGCCTGCGTGACGATTACAGTGTTATCCCGGGAGGGTGACGGCACCGCCAGCCCTGATTTACTGGCGATTGTTGATAAATCGCTGAATGCCGAAGATGTGCGCCCCGTGGCCGACCGGGTGACTGTCCAGTCAGCCGAGATTGTGCCGTACCAGATTGACGCGACGCTCTACGTCTACCCCGGCCCGGAATCTGAGCCCATCAGGCAGGCATCAGAGCAGAAGCTGCAGAGCTACATCAGTGCGCAGCACCGCCTCGGGCGAGATATTCGCCTGTCAGCCATTTACGCGGCGCTGCATGTTGAGGGGGTGCAGCGTGTCGAGCTGGCATCACCGCAGGCCGATATTGTGCTGAGTAAGTCGCAGGCGTCGAACTGCACCGAGTATCAGATAACTATCGGGGGCTCGGATGAGTGACCGGCTGTTACCCGTTGGCTCGTCGCCGCTGGAAGTTGCCGCCGCTACTGCACTCTCTGAGATTCAGCGCGTACCGGTACCGTTGCGCACCCTGTGGAACTGGCGTACCTGCCCGGTAAACCTGCTGCCGTATCTGGCGTGGGCGCTATCGGTCGACCGGTGGGATGAAAAGTGGCCGGAGGCGACAAAGCGCAGCGTCTGCGCATCCTCGTTTTTCGTCCATCAGCACAAAGGCACCATCAGCGCATTACGTCGGGTGGTCGAGCCGCTCGGCTTTCTGATTGAGGTGCGCGAATGGTGGCAACTCAATGAGGAGCCTGGAACATTCCGTCTCGTTGTCGGTGTGCTCGACAGCGGCATCACTGACGAAATGTATCAGGAACTTGAGCGCCTGATTGAAGACGCCAAACCGGCAAGTCGCCACCTGACCGGGCTGGCTATCAGTCTGAGCTCGACCGGCGAACTGTATGTCGGCGCGGGATGCTATCACGGCGACGCGCTGACTGTTTACCCCTACACCCCCGAGGAGATTGTCGTCGGCGGTGAATATTACCCGGCCTCGGCCATCCATTTGATTGATAACCTGAGAGTGAACGCATGACCGCAAAATATTTTGCCATTCTGACCAATCAGGGCGCGGCGCGGCTGGCGAACGCGGCGGCACTCGGTACCAAACTCAACCTGACGCAGATGGCCGTCGGTGATGCGAATGGTACGTTGCCGACCCCTGACCCGTCGCAGACGAAGCTCATTAACCAGAAACGCATCGCGCCGCTGAACCTGCTGACCGTTGACCCGGCCAATACCAGTCAGATTATCGCGGAACAGATTATTCCCGAGAATGAAGGTGGTTTCTGGATCCGCGAGATTGGTCTCTATGACGATGATGGTATTCTGATTGCCGTGGCGAACTGTCCGGAGACCTACAAGCCACAACTGCAGGAGGGAAGCGGTCGCACGCAGACCATTCGCATGATTCTGATTGTGTCGAGCACATCGGCAATCACCCTGAAAATCGACCCGGCAGTCGTGCTGGCAACGCGCCAGTATGTCGACGACAAGATTATCGAGGTGAAAGGATATGCTGATGACCTGATGAAAAAACATGTTGAGGCCGCCAATCCACACAAGCAGTACCCGTTAATCGCTAATGCTCTGAAAGAAATGGTTGACGCGGGACTGGCCGGCGACGTTCTTAAAAACCTTGGTTTGGGAGAAGGCTCTGCATTACCCGTTGGTGTCCCTGTTCCATGGCCTTCCACCACTCCGCCAACAGGCTGGCTGAAATGCAACGGCGCGGCTTTTTCTGCTGAAAAATACCCGGAACTAGCAAAGGCTTATCCGACAAATAAATTGCCTGATTTACGTGGTGAGTTTATTCGCGGCTGGGATGACGGGCGCGGG